TTGGAGCTAAACGGTAATAACTTTATCCCACAGAATCCTATTGATAGTAGCGTCTTTAAAAATAATCTCAATAGGGTAACAGTTACGGATAACGAAGGGAATATTGAAGAATACGAAGATATGAAAATTATTTTTGCTAAAATCGGCGAAGCAGAGACTTTTATATTAACAGAAAAGACGCAAGCAGAAAAAGAGAAGGAGTTATTGCAACAAAGAATTGACGATTTAGAGTTATATATTTTGCTACAGGAAGGATTGATATAAATGAATGTGTTACTTCTAAAAATGCTGATTAGGCAAGTTTTAACGGGCAATATCAGGATAGAGGATATAAAGGACGAAGCATATAAAAATGCAGTGATTGCCGGGTTGGATATGTCGTCTTAGGTTCATAAAGCGACGTAGCAAGTAGATATTTAAGAAGGTGTTTAAATGGGGTAACCTTACAAGATTTAGCTAAAACATTTGTCGACGACGGCCCCGAGCTTGAGGAGACCGTCTTTAATTATATCCCCGTCTCACAGGCACTTGATGCTCTGGCTGAACGCTCCGGCATGTGGTGGCGCATAGATGCGTTCCGGCGCTTACACTTCGTGGAGCGGGGGAAATACGCCGCTCCCTGGACAGCGACGGCGGCAGACATGCTGGAGAATAGCGTTGCGGTAGAGCATAGCGCCTCGAAATACCGGAACCAGCAGATCATCAAAGGCCCGCTTGACTTGACTTCGCCGCAGACGGAAATTATACACGGCGACGGGGAGCAGGCGACATTTACGGTGGGATATCCGATTGCAAAAGTTCCGACCGTGGAGGTTGATACAGGTTCGGGCTTTGCGTTGCAGACGGTAGGTATCAAGGGGATTGATAAGGACAAGCAGTGGTATTGGAACGGCGGCGATCCGACTATCACTCAGGACAGCGGAGGGACGCCGCTTGGCGCGACTGACCGCATCCGTATAACCTACCGGGGCGAGTTTCCGATCCTGATCGTCTCCTGGAACAATACGGCGATCCTTGACCGGCAGGCCGTTGAGGGTATCGGCACCGGCATCGTAGAGGACGTAAGAAACGAACCGCAGCAGAGCACCAGGGAGGCAGCTTTTCAGCTTGCTTCGCAGCTGCTGGAGAAACACAGCGTTATCGGCAGAATACTGAGGTTCACGACCAGGCGCGGTGGGCTACAGCCCGGACAGCTGCTGCCGGTTTACCTGCCGGAATATGGCCTTGTAGCGGAGGGCGCCGGAGACGAAAGCAGCCCGGAAGAAGATTATATCGAAATGCTTGTCGAATCCGTCACCATCCGGGACGTGGGGGGCAGCTTAATCTTTTACGATATTATCGCCGTCGAGGGACCGGAGCTGGGCAGTTGGACTAAGGTGTTCGAGGAGATCGTCAAACGCGGTGAGCTGAAAGTCCGTGAAGGCGTCGGTGTCGGCGAAGTAGTGATCCTGCCTTACGCTTTTGAAAAAACATGGACGGAAGAAGAGACGCCGAACATTTTCCGGGAGATGTACCCTGCTGACGACCTAAGCCCCTCAGAAACGCTTTTCCCGGTATTTGATCCGGTGCATAGGGTTAGATGTCTCGCTTGGTACTCCAACGGGGCAGAGTTGGGCAGGAAGGTCGTAACGCAGCAGACGGGAGCGGATACAGGCGAAATATTCAGCCTGACCTATCTGGAGGCGGGCGAGGCGCTGGGCGAAATAACTTCTTTTGGTTGGATCGGCGGTATAGCGGCAACGGCAGCGGCAGGAACCGGGATCGAAGTTGACAAGCAGGCGGTTCCAGGCGGGCCGGCAGAGAAAACCGTCTTAGAAGCGTGGCAGATCGAAAAACGAGACTATAAATGGAGTGCTTAGCAATGGCATATACAAAAGTAAACTGGGACGAGGCAAATACGCCGCTTAATACTACAAATTTGAACAAGATGGAAAACCAGTACGAAGAAGCGGTTGCCTATGCCGAGACTGTCCGCGCCAGGGATGATTCGGGGCTGTGCGCGGAAGTTGTTTCTTCTTTCCCCTCCCATGCGGCGGGTAGGCTGATATATCATAGCGGGAATGGTAAGGGCTATTACAGCACCGGCAGCGCATGGATCGAGGCGTTCGTGCCGGCAGACAGCGGGGTGAGCTGATGGCATTTGAACCGATTACCTTCGTAAACGGAGAAACGCTGATAACCGCAGCCCGGCTCCGGCATATTGATTCTCAGTATGACGAGGCGGCGGCATATATAAATCAGAATATGCGGCAGGCGAATAATAAGGCGCTTCGGGCGCAGGTAGCGGCCAGTGCACCGACTGGTGCTGCGGGGCGATTTTATTTTAATTCCACGGACGGGAAAATGTATGGCCATGATGGGGTGAGTTGGGGGGCGTGGGTATAAATGGCTTATACAAAGACGAACTGGGCTACGGCGAAGATCAGCAATGCTAACCTGAACAAAATGCAGGGCCAGTACGAAGAAGCGATCGTCGATATGTGGAACGCTCGGACGGATACGACTAAAGAGATCCGGGCGTACAAGGTAGACAATTTCCCGCCGCACAGAGCCGGGCTTTTAATTTACCATACCGGCCTGAAACGGTTTTTCATGTCGAACGGCAGCGCCTGGCTTGTGCCTCCGGCTGACGCTCTTTTCGGCGGCGGTACCGGGGGCGACTTTAGCTCTACGGGGAATATTATTATTCCAAACACGCTTGGCGCGACAGTAATTGTTGATTACAGCAGCTTTAAGCTCAACGAGAATCACAAATTGACGACCGAGAATGCTTTCCGCGTGCTGGTGCTCCGTTCTTGGGGTGATATTGTTATCGACGGCGAAATTGATATCGCCAAGCGCGGCGGTTTCCCCGGGCGCTATATCACCATCGGCGGGGTGCAGTACGATTTACGCGGCGGGGCAGGCGGCAACGGCGGGGACGGCGGGCATGGACATATCTCTTATGGCTGGGGCGGGTCTGGTGGTTACGCTGATGCGAATGAAGATTGCGCCGGGGGGCGTCGTGGCGGCGGGGGTGGCGGTGGCGGTGCTTATGCGGGGTTTGAACCTCAGGGTGGCGCGGGCGGCGCTAAAAATACATGCGTGAACCCCAGCATTGACACACAATGGGGCGGTGCAGGGGCTACCCCCTCCGGATATTCGGCCACACGGGGCAGCGATGGGGCCAGGGGCGCAGGCGGCGGTGGCGCTGGGGTTACTTATGTTTCCTATAATTACTATGCTTATGGCGGCAACGGCGGCGGCACCCTTGGCGGCGGTTCTGGCGGCGGCGGCGGGGCATCGGTTGTTTTCGGCAGCCGTAACGGTGACGGTGAGAATGGCTTTACCAGTCCCGGAGAATACGGCGGCGGCGCTCTGGTTTTACTGGCCGGAGGGGACATCGTTATTAACGGGCAGATTCTGGCCCGTGGCGGCAAGGGCGGGAACGGCGGGAAAGGAGATATTGCCGGTACCGGTACCGGCGGGGCTGGAGGAGGAGGTGGCGGCGGCGGTCAGGGCGGCGGCAGGGTTATTATTCTACGCCGCGGGGCCTATACGTTGAACGGCAGTATTGTTGTTACCGGCGGGGCTGGCGGTACCGGCGGCGCATCGGTGGGAACCGGAAGGGAAAGTAACAGCGGATATTCGGGCGGAGCCGGTAGCGTGCAGGCGGCACAGATATAAATATAAAGATATAAGTATAAAATTGTCTATTTAACAGCTTTTTTGCCTAAATTTGAATATTATGATAAAATGACGATAGGTAGGTAAAGGAGGTTTTAAAATGTTTACCCGGAGAAAGTTTCTGCTGTTTATTTTTGCCCTCGCCGCCGTGCTCATTCTGGTACTTACCGGAACGGTTTTCGGCGCGCTGAATAATACTTATGCAGGGTATCCGGTTGCCAGAGTTATGGTAAACGGCGCAGAGATAAGCGGTGATGTGCCGGCTGTCGTGATGAACGGCAGGGTGATGGTACCGCTTCGTGTTGTAGGGGAGGCGCTGGGGGCGGAGGTCGAATGGGACGAGGCGAATTATACAGCAAATATTACAACAACAGAAGTTTTAGCAGCGGAACAGGACGCACAGGACGCACAGGATGCAAGGCCGGAGCGCTGGCCTGTAGTGCAGAGCAATGTTAGAAACGATCTGGAGGTAATTGGGTTGGGTGTCGACTGGAACGGAAGAGCGTGGAAGGCCGAGGGCGAAGTCAGGAATAACTCCAGTGATGTTGTCTATTGCGGTGCGAAGCTGAATAATATCACGAGGGACGGCATTAAAGAGGAAGTTGATTTTATATTTGTGGAGCCGTCTTTTTTAGGGCCGGGGGACGTAGGAATGTTTAAATTTATGATCGCCCAGGAGATTGTAGAGAAGAATCACGTGTTTGAAATCGAGTTTCTCTGGGCAAGGCAGGAATAATTATTGCCTTATAATCTGCTTTTTAAGGCGCCTTTTGGGGCGTCTTTTTATTTCCCCTGGGAGGTGCAAAATGTCAAATGAAATTATAGTGGCCATAATAGCATTTTGCGGAACAATGGTAGGTACGGCCGGGGGTATTATAGCCTCCAGCAAGCTTACCAATTTTAGGCTAAAAGAACTTGAAAAAAAAGTAGACAAGCACAATATGATCATCGAGAGAACGTACATTCTGGAAGAGAAAATAAAGGTTGCAAACCACCGGATTAACGACCTGGAAAAGAAGGTGATGAATTGAATTATAAGGTTGATCACATCCCGAGGAATACGCCGCTTAACCGGCGGTCGGGAATAGCTATGGTGCCGAAATTTATCACTATTCACAGCACGGGGAACCCTTCTTCTACTGCAAAAGGGGAAAGGGCTTGGCTCACAAACCCTTCGAACAAAGTTACCGCTTCCTGGCATATTGTAGTTGACGAAAGAGAAGCAATAGAGGCCATACCTCTGACCGAAGTTGCATGGCACGCGGGAGATGGTAACGGTCAGGGCAATAGGGCCAGCATAGGCATTGAAATATGCGAAAGCGGGAACCGGGCAAAGACATTGCAGAACGCTGTTAAATTGGTGGCAGGGATGATCAGGGAGCGAAGTTGGGGAACGGGCTGTCTTCGCAGGCATTATGATTGGAGCGGGAAAAGCTGCCCCCGGATTCTTATGGCAGACAGTTGGCAGGGGTGGAAAGAGTTTATTAAAGCAGTTGAAAAGGAGTTGAAAAGCGTGCAGGCTACGAAGGTAGTCGTAAACGGGCAGGAGTGCGATGCTATTATTGTAGATGGTAAAACCTATGTGGAGGTCAGAAAACCTTTTGAAGCGGCGGGCTTTAAAGTGAACTACAATCCTACAACTAAACGGACGGAGATCACGAAATGATTAAGGGAGGTAGGTATTACAGGACAGGTGAACAGGAAACAATCAAGATAAGCAAAACTGTAAATTTTCTTGACTTCATGGTAAAAGCAGTTTTTATTAGCACGTTTATTTTTACAATAGCTATGGGAATTTTCGCCTGGATGAAAGAGTGGGAGCAGGTCGCCACGGTTTTAATTGAACGCTGGTTCACGGTCATGGTAGGCGAGCTAATCGTAATGGGGTTCATTCAAATTGTGAAAGAGGTTACGCAAGCAAGAATCAGGCAGATTGAAATTGAAAAGAACGGAGGGGAAGAGTAATGCAAAGAGATATCTGGACACGGTTGAAAAGCCGGAAGTTTTTATTGGCCCTGGCGAATTTTTTGTTCATTGTCATAAATGAGATTGCCGGCGCTCCAATCGATCGGGAAGCATACTTTGCGATCGCCGGTGGCATAATTGCCTTTATTGCCGGCGAGAGCTATGTGGACGGGCAGGCAGTTAAAAAAAACGAGGAATAATTTGTATTTATTGTGGTAGCAGTAATACACGTATGTCTATGTACAGCTTCGCACAGCAAAAAACGTCGTACCGCTGCTTAAAATGCGGGAAAATAATTTGTAAAACCTAACCTCCTACTTTATAGAGCCGGGTTTCTCTACGGAGAGGCCCGGCTTTTTTTGTTTTATGCTATATACTACTAAAGTAGTATTTTAAAATTATCCTAAAGCAGTATATAGATATTTTTCGGCAAACGCTACAAATGCCGATGTTATCGGGGTTTGTAGCGTTTTAGAGAAATTAAAACTTTTTTAAAATAATTATGAAAAAGACTTGACAGAATGACAGAATAGAGTTATAATAAAAGCGAAAGATAAAACAAAAGGGAGGCAAAAGAAATGAAAAAGGACAAATACGAAGGCATGGGTCAGGCTGAGATAGTTTATAACGTGCTTTTTGGAAACAAGGAAGAAAATAAAAAAGAAGGGGCAGAAAATGAAGAGGCCAAAATTATCGAAAACACCACAGGTTTAAATGCAAGTATCTTTGAAAAACATGGTATGCGGAGGGTTTATATCAATGCAAAACAAGGCCACTTAGCGCATAATATTTACTTCGACGCGGATAAGTTCGACGCAGGGAACCATGCAATGTTTTTCAAAGGCAATAACTACAAAGTTGACAAAAGAGCATGGAGTGTTGAAAAGAGCGGAGATAATTATAAAATTATCTCTAACAAAGGATATATTGACGAAGCACATATTATTGTTAAGTTCTAATTCTACGTTCGTTACTCCTGCTCCCGGCCTTAGCTACTGGAGGGCAGCATGACCAAAACTATCATTTAAAGAAGGGAGATGTATAATAATGCATAAAAAAATTAAGTCCAGTTTTTATCTTGAGCCAGAACTGGATAAAGAAATGAGAATCGAAGCAGCAAAGAAGGGACTTCGTTTTCCGTCCGAGTACATTGTTCAGATGCATAATAAAAGAAAAGAAGCAGATATATATAAAGCAAAATATCATATCTGGTTAGCTCGTGGATACGAAGAAGTGGGACAGCCTGGCGAAGCAAGGAAGCATTTTAAAATAGTCGAAGAACTACTTGGAGTTGAAAAGGCTGGGAAAATGCTTAGGGAAGAAGAATTGTTTCATCCGAAAATGAAGTTTACTGAGTTAAAATGACTAAAACTCAAAACCTTTTTCTTATGTTGAAACTTCTTCGCATTCGCAAACCCGTTAAAACGATTCAGCTAGCTAAAATGCTTGGTGTCAGTCAGCGCACTATTTACCGCTACGTCAAAGAACTTCGTGCCGCGGGATATGAATTTAAAACACGCTCCGGTTGGTACGGGTATATCGAACTGAAAGAATATGGACCGCCCGGGGGCATAATCCGGGCAGAAGGGAGGGAAAAAAGTGAGAACCTTTAGAAGCGTTCAGGACAAAGTTAGAGAAGAGACAGACGCCCTCTGCCGCAGCTGTTATTTCGGCTGCAAGGTAGAAGGGGAAGTTTATACGCGCTGCAACCGGGAGGAATATCCCTGTCCGGAACAAGAACGTATAGACGAAATTTACAGCCGGGACTAACCCGGCTTTTTCTTTTTTTATACAGCTTTTTTCCCTTTTTTCCTCTCTTTTCTCTCTCGTATTTCCCAGTATTTGCTAAAACCTCTCTAAACGCAAACCAGCGGCCTTAGAATTAAATTTGCCATTTCCGAATGGTAATGCCTTCGGTAAAACATTTATTTCTGTATTTCTACGGAGCAGGTTGGCCAGTTTGACAAAGGGGCTCTTCAAGTGGTAAGTGACAACCTTGGCCATAACCGGATCGGGATCTGCGTGCAGAATTATCTGTGGCGGGAAAATATTTCCGAGTGAAATATAAGTTAAGTTTTTAAATCCCAGTAACTTCCCAGGAACTTTTAGGGGATTTGCCGAATTGGATTTAAATACCAATCCTGCGGATCCCGTATTTATCGCATGGTGCGGGCGAAGGGATTTGAACCCCCACGGGTTGCCCCACAGGATCCTAAGTCTCATGGCTAAAGTTCTTTTAACTTGCGTATATTTACGCCAATGCCCCTTACATCGGCGTTTATACGGTTGTTTAAAAATAGGTTTGCACAGCGTTACGGCAATTTTCGTTAATCCCCCAGGAACTTCCCAGGAACTTTTAATTTAGATCATCAGTAAGCGTAGCTATTTCTTTATGCAGTCTGGGAGATACATGGCTGTAAGTATCAAGAGTAATCTGAACACTGGCGTGGCCAAGGCGCTCAGATACAATTTTGGGATGAACCCCTTCTTCAAGCAAGTGTGTGGCATATGTATGCCGCAGGCCGTGAGAGCTGATGCGGTTTAACTTTTCCTGGTCCGGTTTTCTTTTTTTGTTAAACCTTTTGATAGCTCTTTCCAAATAGCTGTCAATGTCCCTGGGATGCAGAAGGGTGCCACGAGTAGTTAAAAATACCAGATCGTTGGGGTTTTTAATTCCAAGCGCAAGCAGCTCTTCGGACTGCTTCTTTTTATGTTTCTTTAATATGGCAATAAAGTTTTCAGATACATCCAGGGTTCGTTCCCTACTTTTTGTTTTAAGTGATGGCTGGATAATGGCTTTACCTTCGACCGGCACAACAGATTGACGAATGGATATTGTTTGTTTCCTCCAATTGATATCCTGCCACCGCAGGCCAAGTATCTCCCCCCTGGGCATGCCTGTAGATAGGGCAATATAATAAAAAAGGTGATATCGGTCGTTTCTGGTGCTTCCCAAAAATTCTTTTGCCAAATCCCAATTCCAGTATTCAATTGAAGGCTTTATATATGCGGGCGGGGTTACCGACTTTACAATATTTTTGACTATTAGCTCATCTTCAATAGCTGCGTCAAGGGCTGCTCCCATGATGGTGTGCATATATCTCACGACACGATTAGACAGGCCGCCTTCTTTTCCATCCATACGACCACCGTCCTGCAATTTTTTGGAGTAAAATGCTTTTATGTGTGATGGTCTGAGGGAGGAAAGAGGTATTTTGCCAAGCTCCGGGATGATGTGGTTTGTAATTTTGCTTTTATAGCTTTCATAAGTTGTAGGTTTAATACTATATTTATGATTCTCTATCCACTCTGCCATAAACTCCCCAAACGGTTTTGAAGATGGCTGAACATAGGCGCCATGCCTCTGTTCGTACATAATTTTATCACGTAAGGCATTAGCTTCTTTCTTTTTGGCCGGCCTGCCCAGGCCAAGCTCCTTGCGGACGCTTATTGTTTTTGTTTCCCGTTTACCTTTGTGGTACCACTCTAAGTCGATGTAATAATTATTTTTCTTTTTTATTACTCGAGCGTTCATGGGGTTTTATCCTCCTTTTCAGGTTTAATGGCAGGGCTTTCAGGATATATTTGTTGGACATGATAATCACTTGTAAGCCAAGTGATGCTTTTGCCAAAAAAATCGGCGATTTTTTTCACTTTGCTCAAAGTAGGATCGCTTTGCATGGTCTCATATTTTTGCAACATGGATTTTGATATCCCGATTAATTTTGCAAGTTCACGGAGAGATAATTCTTTGTCTTCCCTCAATTCTTTTAAATTCCTAGCAAACGCTTCTAATTCCTTTTCCGTTCTATCCATTTTATGTGTCCCCCTTCATGGACAATATTATATACTATTATGGACAAAAAATACATAGGGAAATAAATCATTTATAAAATAGTGTTGACTTTTTTTCAAAACAATGCTATTCTTAATTTGTCCCCTATAGTGGACAGCAAAAGGAGGGCTAAAATGCGAACACGAAATGTGCTCAGGGGAGAGATGGCAAAATACGGACTCACAATCAAAGGTATGGCCGAAATCGCAGGGCTATCTTACCAAGCAATGTTTAATAAACTGCACGGGAAAACAGAATTTACACTAACTGAGGCCATAAAAATTGTGAGCTATTTTAACTCACAAGGAGAATGCCATTCGGTGGAGACTCTTTTTTTCCCGTTTCTGTCCAACATAATGGACACTAACAATAACAAAGAAGCAGTAGGCAGGTGATGTCTTATGACTAAGCGTCGCCTTAGCTTGCCGCTTTTTCTTACTCCAGAGCAAGCGGGGGAGGTGCTAAATATTCCGGTGCGGACGGTTTACGAAAAAATACGCCAAGGAAAACTGCCAATCAGCCCGCATGGGAAGCCGTATAGGATCGACCGGGACGGGCTGTTTAGAATGGCAAGGAGCAAAAAGGAGGCTTAAGTTCAGATGAAACTCTCCCGGGAAGAGGTTGTAGCCATTTTTTTAAAATGGATGGCTGAGGAAAGCGAAAAGGCCGAAAAGGAAAAAAATGATTATTTACGCGGTTTTGCAACAGGCAAAGCCGGTGCATTTGAATCGGCAATTAAGCTTATTGAGGTAATGAAGTAGAAAATCTGTAAAGGAGGTGTAATCATGCCAGAAGCGATTTGGGTAAAGACGCCTGTCGGAGTAGGGCAGGTGTGGGGAGTTGACCGGGGTAAAGTGCTTGTAGAAATGGACTATATGTATTTGGTGGAGTTTAATCCTGAAGATGTGGAACGCATTGAAGAATGAAAAAACCCGCTGTGCCAAGCGGGCGTTGGGTAGAACCTTTTTTTGATGTAGTTTTGTCTATTTTATCACGATTGAGGCGTGAATGTCAAGGCTGCCCCGTACGCGACATAGGGAGGAGCGGGTGGGAGCGAAAAAGAGCGTGCCGGGAGAAGCACCGGCTATAGGCGGCGGGGCGGCCTAAAAAAAGAAGGAGGTTTTAATTTATATGAAACTCTTGCAACTTAGCTTGAAAAACTTTAAAGGCATCCGCAAATTCATCCTTGAGACAAAAGGCGGCAACGTGAACATTTACGCGGACAACGCTGTGGGAAAGACCACGCTATGGGATGCTTTTCAGTGGTTGCTCTTTGACAAAGACAGCGCTAACCGCAAGGACTTCGACATCAAAACCCTGGATGAAAACGGGGAACCTTTTCACGGGCTGGAGCATGAGGTTGAGGGCATTTTTGAGGTGGCTGGCAAAGAGCTTGCCCTACGCAAAGTCTATGCAGAGAAATGGACCAAGAAAAGGGGCAGTGCTACCAAAGAATTCACTGGCCACACGGTAGATCACTTTATAGATGGGGTACCGGTGAAAAAAGGAGAGTATGAAGCCCGGATTGCAGAGATTATCGACGAGAACGTTTTCAAGCTGTTGACCAACCCCAAATACTTCAATGAACAACTCCACTGGCAGGACAGGCGGCAGATTCTGCTCGAGGTCTGCGGCGATATTTCTGATGCAGACGTGATCGATAGCTTCTCGACATTAAACAACAAAGAAGAAACCCTTATTCTTACTAACATCCTAAACCAACGTAAGCTTGACGACCACCGTAAAATCATTGCCGCCCGTCGATCCGAAATCAACAAGGAGCTGGAGCGGATCCCGGTCCGGATTGATGAGTCCCAGCGTAGCCTCCCCGAAGTGAGCAACGTAGACGCTGAAAAACTGTCAAATGAAATAAAGGACAGGAAAAGATTTATTAACAGCTTGAATCAGGAGATCTTAAGAATCGAAAGCGGCGGGGAAATTGCGGAGAAGACCAAAGCCCTGCGGGAGATTGAGGCCGATATTCTTGATATCAAAAACGAGTATCGGCAGAAAAATGAAGATAAAACAACGGAAAAAAGAGCCGCTTTAAGTAAGCTGAAAGACCAGATTGCAACCTTCCAACATGAAGTCAAATTTAAAGAGCGTGAAATCAAAAATAATGAGCTGGCTATTGGTGAGATGGAAACTAAAATCCAGACGCTGCGGGAAGAATGGCACCAGACAGATGCCCAGCAGTTTGAATTTGAGCAAAATGATACCTGCCCCACCTGTGGACAGAAGATTCCCGAGGAACAGCTGGCCGAGGCCAGGGAAAAGGCACTGGCCCGGTTTAATCAGGAGAAGGCAAAAAAACTGGAGGATATCACTGCAGCCGGAAAAACCACAAGTAAAGCGATGGAAGCCCTCCGTCAGCAGAACTCCGACATGGAAGCGCAAATTAAAGGCACCATGCTGTATGTTGACGAGCTCAAAGAAAAGGAACGGAAAATCCAGGCTCAGATTGACGCTTTAAATCAGCAGGTTACGGATATCTCTGAAAGCCAGGAATATATACAGAAACTTAAAGAGAAGGAACGTCTGGAAGCCGCTATAGCTAACCTTAAAAGCGGGAGCCGGCAGGAGATAAACGAAATCCGGGACGAAATAGCGGGGCTTGAGGTAGAGAGCCAATCAGCTGAAAAAAGCGTTGCAGCAGTAGAACAATATCGCCGGGGCCAGGAGCGCATCAAGGAGCTGGAAGCCCAGGAGCGCCAGCTGGCAGCTGAATATGAAGAGCTTGAGCAGCAGCTATACCTAACGGAGCAGTTTATAAGGACTAAAGTAACCCTGCTGGAAGAGAAGATAAACTCCCGTTTCCAGCACGCCAGATTCAAGCTTTTTAACGTGCTGATAAACGGCGGGGTGGAGGAGTGCTGTGAGACGTTATATCAGGGAGTGCCTTACAACAGCGCTCTAAACAATGCGGCAAGAATAAATGTGGGGCTTGATATTATTAATACCCTGTCGGAGCATTATGGTTTTGAAGCGCCTATCTGGATCGACAACCGCGAGGCAGTAACCAGGTTAATACCTGTCCGGGCGCAGGTTGTTTCCCTCATTGTATCCGAAAAGGACAAAACCCTCCGCGTAGAGATAGCGGAGAAAAAAGTTAAGGAGGCTGTATAAAATGGCCGAGGCTAATCAGAACGTTCAGAACACAGAAAACCAAAGCACGGATATTGTTCCGGGGTTTAGCAGCCTGCAGAGCTTTGAGCTTGCACAGCGGGCGGCGGCCCTGCTTGCAAAATCCAGCTTAGTACCGAAGGAATACCAGAATAACCTGCCTAACTGCGTCATTGCACTTAACATGGCCAGCAGGATGGGCGCTGATCCCCTTATGGTCATGCAAAACTTATACATCGTACACGGTCGGCCGGGATGGAGCAGCCAGTTCCTGATCAGCACGTTTAACACAAGCGGCCGTTTTTCAGCGCTGCGTTATGAATGGGTAGGGGAAGAAGGCAAAGACAGTTGGGGCTGCCGGGCCTGGGCCATCGAGAAGGCCACGGAGGAAAAGTTGACTGGCTCCACCGTTACTATAGATCTGGCGAAGAAGGAGGGCTGGTATCAGAAAAACGGCAGCAAGTGGCAAACCATGCCGCAGCAGATGCTGATGTATCGCGCTGCCAGCTGGTTCATCCGGGCCTATGCGCCGGAGCTGGCGATGGGGATGCACACGGAAGAAGAAATTATCGACGTTACGCCTGACGAGTATAGAATTCTAAAAGATGTTGAGCAAGAAATCAAGGAAAATGCAAATACTGAAACGATAGATATTGAATCCGAAGAGACGGACGCTCCAGCAGAAACTAAGACAGAGCAGGAGCAGGAGAAAAAAGACGACAACAAGGCAGAAAAAGAGCCGGTTACCGCAGGGGCTGGCCAGCAGACGATTGAAGGGCCAGGGTTTTGATTGAGAAACAAATTAACCTCCCCTGTTTTAGAAATGAAGCAGGGGAGGTCCAAAAGGTGATGATATGCGGAAAAGGATTGAAGTTAAACCAGGAGATAGATATGGGAGACTCACAGTAATAAGCGAAGTTGAGCCTATTAAGTGGAGGCAATATAAGAAACGCATGGTTTTATGCAAATGCGACTGCGGAAATAAGACTACAGTCCGCCTTGAATATTTAAGAAGTGGACATACCAAAAGTTGCGGATGCAAATCAGTAGATACATTAGTTTCTCATCGAAAAACACATGGATTAACTGGGACAAGGCTTTACCGTATTTGGGCAGGCATGCTAAACCGTTGTAGAAACAAAAATGTAAAATCCTATAAGCATTATGGAGCAAAAGGAGTTAGGGTTTGTAAAGAATGGCATAAATTTGAGCCTTTTTATAACTGGGCAATAAAAAACGGATATAGGTCTGACTTAACTATCGATAGAGTAGACCCTTACGGCAACTATGAGCCGAGCAACTGCAGATGGATACCAAAAGGAGAACAAGCCCGTAATAGACGTAACAATGCTGGTGGTAGCCATGATTGAGTTTAAGGCATATGCCAGCGGGAGTAGAGGCAACTTTTACACAGTTGACGATGGTAGCACAAAACTAATGATTGAATGTGGGCTTCCTTTTAAAGAAATTCAAAGGATATTAGAATTCAAAATCAGCGATATAACGGCTTGCCTTTTATCTCATGAGCACAAAGACCACAGCAGAGCAGTTAAGGATGTCATTAAGGTAGGAATAGATGTTTACATGTCAGAGGGAACAGCAAAAGAGGCGGGCGCTTCTGGCCATAGGGTTAAAACGATTTTGCCTAAAAAGCAGTTTAACATTGGAACCTGGACTATATTACCTTTCGATACACAACATGATGCTAAAGAACCTTTAGGATTCTTACTAGCTAATCAATTCGGAGATAAACTGCTTTTTGCAACTGATACCTATTATATCAAATATCGGTTTAATGACTTATCAATTATAGCTGTGGAATGTAATTTTTCCCGAGACATACTGAAGGCTAACGTGGCCGCCGGTACAGTTCCCGCAGCGGTAAAAGACCGGGTGCTGCGATCACATTTTAGCTTAGAGCACGTAAAGGAATTTCTCCAGGCGAACAATTTAAGTAAGGTCCAAGAAATCTGGCTGCTTCACCTTTCGGATCAGAATTCCGATGCCGCCAGTTTTAAACGGGAAATCCAAATGCTTACGGGCAAACCGGTATTTATTGCGGGGGGATGAAAATGGCCACAAGCTACCGTGACTTTCAAGATCGCATCCTGTTTGTCTCCGATGGAATATCGCATGGGACAACCTGGATGACAGTTTACCAGAAGCCGAGCGGGGCGCTAAAGAGGGTTGTGAGTAAGTTTCTGCCGCTGCGCAAAACAAGGGAAGAGGCCCAGGCAGATCTGGACAGGTTTGCCAAGGCCAGGGGCCTGGAGCGGAAAGGGGAAGGTTAAATGGCTAAAACAAAAATTGAGTGGGCTACCCATACATGGAATCCGACAACCGGCTGCTCTCCCGTTTCGGAAGGTTGCCAAAATTGTTACGCAAGACGCATGTCTAAAAGGCTGGCCGGGCGGTATGGCTATCCGTCAGACGAGCCGTTTCGGGTTACGCTGCACCCGGACAGGCTGGAAGAGCCGTTACGGTGGAGAAAGCCAAGACGTGTATTCGTCTGCTCGATGGGGGATCTCTTTCACCCGGACGTGCCGGCAAGTTTCATAACACAAGTCTATGAAGTTATGGCTGAAGCAAGGCAACATACCTTTATCGTCCTGACAAAAAGACCGGAGCGGATTATCCCCGTTCTCTATGGTGATGAAGGGCGTTGGTATCTTGGCGGCGGCGATTATCTCCCGAACATCTGGCATCTAACCACGGCTGAAAATCAAGAAATGGCCGACAAAAGAATGCCGGAATTATTAAAACTGCGGGGGTATTCTGCCGGATGGCCAGTGTTAGGGGCAAGTGTGGAGCCGATGTTGGGGCCGGTGGATTTGACCTATATTCAGTTTGATAAGTGGACGAGGATGAATGTTCTCGAAGGTTGCGGCATAACAACTCGACCAGGTGCCATGGGGCAGATGTTACCAAATGCCTTTTGCGAAAAATTTGACTGGGTAATTGCGGGCGGGGAAACAGGCCCCGGTGCAAGGCCGATTCACCCGGATTGGGTACGGAGCTTAAGAGATCAATGCCAAGATGCGGGGGTGAGCTTCTTTTTTAAAGGCTGGGGCGAATGGCACCCGGTAGAAGATTACGGCGATATATATTTATCCAATCGCCAGGTAGAATTTCGGGTAATCAACCCGTGGGGTGAAGATGAAACTAAGACGCCAATTACTCACATGACCAAGGGAGTGGCAGGTTTGAGCAGGGTTGGCAAGAAAGCCGCTGGCCGCCTGCTGGACGGGCGGGAGTGGAACGAGTTTCCAAAGGTGAAAGTGTGAAAAAAATAAGAACTGGATCAAAAGTCAAATTTAGACAGGACGGTAAATTGTATGAGCGTTTGTGCGTCTATCTGGACGGACACGATGTCAGAAAGGTAGTTTCCCCGGATTCGCCGGTGGGACAGGCCATGCTGGGGAAATCACCGGGGGATAAGTTTACGGTCAACACGCCGGGTGGACTGGCGGAAGTTGAAATACTAAAAGTTAATTAATTACTATTCGGAGGCTTAATAATGGCTAACCCTCAACCGGACAAATTTACGCGCATTTCAAACGAACTTTTTGAAGCGATAATGCAGACTGATTTCAGTAAGCGCCAGCGCAATATTCTGGACCTTATAATTCGTGTCAGCTATGGATGCGGCAAAAAGTTTGCCTATCTAAGACCGTCAGATTTTGAAGTCGTTGGAGTTTATAAAAGTCACATTAAAAAAGAGCTTGATTATTTGACCAGGGCAAAAGTGATCTTTAGGGACGGGGAAAGAATATCTCTAAACAAAGATTACGACCAGTGGAGGGTTAGCCTAAATAAAATATCCGACCATGAAAAACTAAGCGCAATACTAAGAAAAAATCTATCAGGAGAGGTTACTAAAACAGTAACTAATTTCACAGATGGTGTTACTGAAATAGTAACCGAAATTACTGAAACAGTAACTAAAAACAACCCCGAAGATGAAGGACAAGTTACCAAAACAGTAACCGATGGTTACCAAAACAGTAACTCAGAGGTTACCAAAACAGTAACCGACACCCCCCCCTCAACCCCGATAAACACGAGCCCCGATGGGGGCCTAAAGAAACTTAAAGAAAGTACTAAAGAAACTACTACTACTAACTTAGATAGTACCTTAGGAGGTACCCCGGAGCCGGAAGAAAATGACATTAGCAGTAGTAGCCGTAATATTTTTAAATTCTTCGAAGAAAACATGGGACTACTGTCGCCGTTAGTTGCTGAAAAACTGGACTACTGGATTGACGATACGGAAGAAGCACTTGTCCTTTATGCCCTCGAAAAAGCCGTTCTTGCCGGAAAGCGTAATTTCAGCTATACCGAAGGCATTCTAAATAACTGGACAAGCCAGGGGATCCGAACACGGAAAGAAGCCGAGATTGCTGAGCAGGAGTTTCAAAGGCAGAAAGAGCAGAGCCGTCATCCACCGCCGGGAGCGGCAAAAAAAAGAGAGCCGCCACCCCTGACACCGGAAGAGAAGGCTGAGATAGAAAAAGCTAACGCCAAACTGCGGGAATTAACTCAGCAGATCGGGAAGGAGATGAATTTTTCATGACCCTGAGGGAGAAATATAAATATCTATTGGCAGGGTTTGAAAGCTTTAACTTTACGGATGAGCAGCTGCAGTTTGCGGTATTCAGCCTTGAAAACGCCAGGCTGGATATGGAGAGTTGCCTCTCTTGCCAGGGCGATATTTGCAAAACAACGGTCAACCGGCGGACCAGTGTGGATGGAAGGACTGGTGAATTTATTGGCTGGGACTACAGCAAGCAGGATGGCGGGAGGTTTTACTACGCATTGCTGCCTAAAGGTTGCGGTTTATATAAACGTCCCTGTTTTGCGCTATTTGAATGTCCGGGAGTTGTGACGCGCAAAGAAGAAATAGCCGCTATACTCCGTAGGGTGAAGAATCGGGAAGAGAAGCGGGAAAAATTACAGGTTTACGGCTGATGTGAACACTTCCGGACGTATAAAAAAAGAAGGTGATCTGATATGCGTGGGCAAATGCAAAAAGCTAAAGCTGGAATACAGAAAATCGTAACCGGCTTTCGTAGATTGAATATGCCGGAAGACCCCTGGTATCTCCCTTCCCTTGTTTTAATATTCATTCTCTCAATCGGCATATTCAGTGTTTCCTTTATCAGTAAAGCAAAAATAAATGAACTGCATACCGAGCTTGAATCCTTAAGAACCGAGATCATTATTCAGAGGACACAGGTTGATTATTCGCGGGAACTGGTCAGGGAGATAATCAGCGAACTGGTCAGATCGCGCCGAGTGAACGAGGACCTGCACCGACGTATGGAACGGTGGTTGGATGAGTGGGACATGCAGGAGTTTGAAGCCACAGCGTATACGCATGTTGCTACCCCCGGCGTAGCGGACATCAACGGCAGCGGTGACGGCATTACGGCCACGGGGACGCTGGTGCGGGAGGGTGTTGTAGCTGTAGATCCGGCAGTAATACCGCTGGGATCTAAGGTATGGGTACAGGGGCGAGGTTGGCTGAGTGCGGAAGATACCGGCGGTGCAATCCGGGGTAACAGGGTGGACATATTTTTGCCCATCCGGGGTGAGGCGATGCGGTTCGGGAGACAAAGCGTGAAGGTGGTGCGGGAGAGGTGAAGAGAAAAGTAATCCTTGACCTTTGTGGGGGAACTGGTGCATGGAGCGAACCTTACCGAAAAGCGGGCTACACGGTACATGTTATCACCTTGCCAAAATATGACGTGACCAAAGTCGATCCTTCAGGGAATTGGATATATTTCATACAACAGGATATTCGTTGGGAAGATAGTTTGCTTATTGATTGCAGAGAGATATTCGGCATACTGGCCGCTCCGCCATGCACGGAGTTTAGTTTAGCAAAAGGCGCAACACCCAGAGACTTTGAAGCAGGGATGGAAATTGTATCCGCTTGTCTGAAAATTATTTGGCACTGCCGGATTAATGCGAAATTAAAATTCTGGTGCATGGAAAACCCCGTCGGCTTCCTGCGGCAATTTTTAGGAAAACCGGCATTTACCTTTGAACAATGGCAATTTGGCGATGACGGGATAAAGCCCACGGATTTATGGGGCTATTTCAAAAAACCAAAATTCTCAGTTAAAGAAAAACCCTGCGGCCTGACTAAGCGGTTCCCGAGTGGCCGGACGACCGGCAGGGGCTGGTCAATCCCGGTTGTGCCGGAAGAATACAGGGGGCTGGGGTTGGGCAGAGCAGCCTTAAGGGCAATTACCCCGCCCGGCTTCGCTCAAGCGTTCTTTAATGCAAACAAACAAAAGGTGGTGTACGAGAAGTGACCAGAGACGAAATAAGCAGCATAATAGAAAACTATAAACCCCATCCCGGATTCTTTGACCTTTCCAAAAAACCTAAATACCTTACTGAAAAGCAATATGCCCAGGTTTTGTATTTGCAAAACTTTATCGCAGAAGAAAACAAAAGAAAAGAATATTACCTGGAGCCTTTTAACAGGCACCTTTGGGACAAATTATCAGATCTGGCTGCAAAACTTCAGCAAATTATTTTCCGGTATTGGGGCAATGCGGTTTTTGAGACAGAGGGAATTAAAAAGGGTGGTGCATGAAAAGTGAAGCCGTGGCAGTTCATACAAAAACAAAGCCTTCCGTATGAAGCAAAATTAAGACATGCTGAGAATAAGGCTATTGAGTTTAAGGCCTGGGCATGGGAGCATGATCGCAGTCTTTGCATCAGTATCGGTGGCTTAGACAGTATCGTCCTGTATTATTTTCTCGAGGCTATAGGCGTCCACGCTGTGCCCGTTTCGGTGTCTGTGCTTGAGGATAAAAGTATCAGGGAGATTCATAAACAAATACCAGGCATGGTTTTTATTAAGCCCTATAAAAGTAAAGTTAAAGTTATTAAAGAACATGGCTTTCCGGTGATTAGCAAGGAGAAGGCCGGGAAAATTCAAATGTTGCAGAACCCTACAGAAAAGAATACCACTGTAAGAAATGCGATCATGACAGGGGATACCGGAGCATACGGAGGCTGGAGAAAAGGGACAAGAATGAGGCTTCCACAGAAATGGCTCGATCTGTTTGGCGGGTTAGAAAATGAAAAGTATGGTACCAATTATCAAACGGCTCCTTTTAAAGTCTCTCCTGATTGTTGCTATTGGATGAAAGAGAAGCCTGCTCACGATTGGCAAAAAACGAATAACATGATTCCTTACCTTGGTCTGATGGCATCAGAAGGTGGGCAGCGGGAGAAGAGTTTGATGCGAAACGGCTGTAATTATTTTGGTAAGACCGTTATACGCAGTTGCCCATTTGCAATATTCAACAAGGACGATTTACTGCAATTGGCGCTTGATTTAAAGGTGCCGGTACCGGACATATACGGTGAAATAGTGCGAGACGGCGATGGAGCCTTAAGAACTACCAGGGCACAGAGAACGGGGTGCAGTATGTGCGGTTTTGGCATCCATATCGAGAAGCGGCCTCACAGGTTCGATCGGCTCCGGGAAGACAGCTCCAAAGAATGGGAGTTCTGGATGTATAGGTGCGTAACCGACGAAGAGACCGGCGAAAAATATGGTTGGGGTAGGGTGCTGGACTATATCGGAGTGGAATGGGAAAACGAGTATGTAGAAATGAGGCAGTTGGCAATATGTGAAGGCGGTGCATGAGAAATGAGTAAACGAGACAAACTTTTCGACTTTCCTATGGAAGATGAATCCTTTGAGAAAGTGATGGACGACTTAGGAGTGGAGGTCGTAAAACAAAAACCTGATCAGCTGAAAAATATTAAATGGCTATCTACTTGGGGCAAGGTAAGCCCCTTAGTTGACAAAATCTGCGTCAATAAAAGCTCGATCAGTTTTGGTAATGAGGCGTTGCGGATGCTGGTTGACGGGAATAAAGGTAAAAAGATACGGCTTGCGGTAGCCGAATTCCGGGAACAGAAAGTATTGGTTATTAAAACCAGCGAAACAGGCTATGCAATAAAACAAGGGATAAAAGAAAAAATGGGTAGGGCAAGAGCGGGTAGCCCGGCCGTTATGCGGAAGCTTCGAGAACACGGCCTGTCATTGGGAGTTTACAAAGTCAAAAAAGCAAAAGGCGGCATAGTCTGCATTCCGGAGGGGAAGCAAATATGAAAGAATCCGACATCCGCAAGCAGATCCAGGACTATCTCCGCTGGACAGGCTGGACTGTTCTTTACCATCTTCAGGGGCTGGGGAGCTACCGGGGGATGAGCGACCTGCAAGCGCTGAAAGACGGACGAGCGGTTTTTATCGAGGTCAAGCGGCCGGGCGGCAAACAGAGTGATGTCCAGAAGAAGTTTCAGCAAACGGTAGAGAAGGCGGGGTTTGAGTATGTGTTAGCCAAGTCAGTTGATGACGTAGAGCATCTGGGCGGGGAGAAGCAGCTGCAGATCGGAAATGCTGGGAAGGGGTGGATGTGAAAAAAATGGCGAGGGTAAGAGCGGATCTGATTTTAAAGGCTTTACACAAGAAGCATACTGGAAAACAAATACCCGACGCTTTCTTTACTGAAGTTAAAAATGGACGTACGCAAATGGCGAGACCAGGGGAGCTTTTAATATTAGATGCCGTAGCTTTTAAGAAAAGCTGGGTTAATCCACTAATAACAGGCTATGAGGTTAAGGTTTCCCGTAACGACTTTTTGAGAGACGAAAAATGGCCCGCTTATCTACAATATTGCCATCAATTTTACTTTGTCTCTCCTGCCGGTGTTATAGAGATGGAAGATTTATCAGAAGGAATAGGCTTGATACATTACAACCCGGAAAAGAAAACGCTTCGAACTAAGCGCAAGTCCAATATTAGGCATATTGAGATGCCCTTGGACATGCTTTATTACCTAGTTATTGCACGTGTAGAAAATAGCGAACACCCATTTTTTCGGAACAAAAGGGAGTATTTTGAAGCATATCTTGAGGACAAAAAGGAACGCAAAGCCATGGGCTATGTTGTTGCATCTAGGATGGCCAAGGACATATCGGAATTAGCAACAGAAAACGAGGAAATGAAGAGAGAGCTATCTTCTCTGCGAAGGCAAAAGGAAGAATTGGACAAAATTAAAGTGGTTTGCAAAGCAAAAGGACTATCAACATTTTGGGGTTTTGATCAAGAATTGGAGAAGGTGCTTTCTCAAAAAGCATCTGATAGGGTTTTATATCAAGTAGACGAGCTCATTAAACAGGCGGAAAAGGTTAAAAAGATGTTGATGCCGGAGGTGA